TACTCCGATTCTGTTTAGGTTTCTAGTGATTTCTTTATCTTGTCAATAAGAATGTCATTAGTAACATTCAAGCTGGCAAGCTGGTACTTCAGTTGTGTAACTAGTTTATTACAGTAGGATAACTCACCAAGGAGTTTGTTTTGTTCCTCAGTAAAGTTATCAGTATCGTAATCTGTTTCACCAATGGTGACGGTAGCCATATTTATATCTCCTTATACTAAGTCTACTATTTCGCATACGTCACCAGAGCAAGCCATAGTTTGCATTGCTACAGTGTTATCGTCTTTCTCGTACTCAGACAGCCCAGCCCAATCAATTCGATCAGGCATAACTGACAATAGCATATTGTAATCATGTTTGCCAACCTCTTGATATGGTGCTTGCTGATATGTATGATCTGAGTGTGGTAAGAATGACACACCTGACATCTCATCAAAGTGTTCGTATACAAATGCACCTACTGACATCCACTCATCATCTCGTACAGTGCAGGTTATGCTTGGCTTGTGTTCACACCATGATCGTTGATACACTAGCCATGTCTCAAGCTGTTCAATGGCTGACAGATCGTTGCGTGTCACTGACTTGTGTGGTGCTTTAACAGGGAAGCTAAACACTGTGGTAGCATCAGGCTTCATTACATCAGGCTCATTAGGTACACCTTGGTCTGCCATGAACTTAGTCAAGGGGTCTTTGTTGTCACCTCTGACGGTTCTAATATAGTACTTTGAATGTCGTGCATGGATTCCAGAGGCCGAATCAACAAGCTGGGAGACAGTGCCTGACGGTTTGACACAAGTGATTGCAGTCGAGGCTGGAATACCCAAACGACCAGCCCACAAATGATTAGTACTAACAGAAAGTTCACGTAATTTTTCAAGAGTTTTTTCCAATCCTTTGTTAGCTGTAGTCATTAGTGGGTTATCCATTATGCCTGTGAGTGACACACCAAGCAGACGCTCTTCTTCTGTATTTCGCTGCCACACTTTTCGCAAGTATGGGAACTTTGTAAATGCGCTTTGGATTGTCCCAAGTATAGTGGCGCATCTGACCTTTCGCTCCAAGTCTTCAAGCGTGTCAGTGGCTCGTACAACCACCTCTGTAAGGTTGCAGAACTGATACGGACGCAAAATGATTTCACTGCATGGGTTAGTCCCGAACTCGTGGTTAGGATCACGCCTACCATACTTAGCAGCTTGGTTCTGACTAGCTTTCCTATTGAATACACCTCGTTCTCCTGACTTGCTTTCAACTAATGCCAGCCACTCACGCATGAATGTTTCTGAATCTGGCTTCTCTGTATAACAAACACTATTGTTTGCCAACGCTCTGTGTGATGCTGTATCCCACCACTGTCCTGACTTAGCGTGACGCATCCTGTCATCACTGAGGTTAGACAAACTAATCATAGCTGACCTACGTACACCGCCCACTACAACTACCTCACCAATCTTGCACATAAGATCATGGCACTCAATGCTACTTAGCCTACGTCCTTGTGCATTCTTGAATGTAGTAATAGCAAAGTTAAACAGATCGACTAAAGGTGCAGGGCCACTGGCTCTACCACCAAAGGTCTTTAGTCTTGCACCTGCAGGACGTATGCGAGATACATCCCATTGGGGTATCTCACCAGCCCACAGGAGAGCAAGCACTTGTCTGAACCCCTTAGCCCAACCCTCTTTACTATCCTTAACAACGACAGTAGTATCACTGTAGAACAACTCAGGGACTTCAGGCAACTTACTTATGAACTGCCTCTCAACACTGAACCCAACACCAGTACCACACAAGAGAATGAACATAGCCTCATCGAAGGACTTAGGGTCATCTACGGCTAGGTAACTACAGTTGTAGCCAGCAGTGTTGTCACGCTCTAGGGCAGGGCCAGCGGTCATCATGGCTCTCATGCTTGGCATTACTTCTAAGTTAAGTATTGCTTCCTCAACCTCTGATTTTGTAGCAGGGTCTACGTGATGTGCTACTACATTATTTATGTAGCGTGATACTGTCTCACCCCAGCTTTCCCTGCGTCCTTCATTTTCTAACCACCTAGCATAACGTGACTTGTGTATAAATCCTTGGTAGTCTGTTGGTATATAATTATCCATATGCTTACTCCGATATTGTTTTAATTGATTTAATGTTTATACCATCTATATCATAGAGGTATTCATGTAACGATTGTTCTATCTCACTTCCGATTTGCCCATCAGCAGGTGTGGGGTACTCGTCTTCATCCACCTCAAGGGTTATGTAAAGTCTAACCTGCATCTTCTTCTTCAATCAATTGGTTGAGATACCACTGAGCTTTCTGTAAATCCTCAATGCCATTCTTGTAACGATACCGCCACAGGTATTTCATAATATTACCTTGTAGGTAGTATGCAAATCCATCTTGTCCTGTTGCTGCACGTATAGCGTCAATGCATTCTATACCTGCAAAGTTGTAGTGATCAGGTGAGTTCACATTGTCAGACAGTGTAGTGTCTCCAATAGTAATTGACTCTCCGTTTAATGTTATTGTACTGTCCATCATGTGTTCTCCTTACTTAAAGTTTACATTTATTACGTTACCATCAATGCTCTCAAGTCTACGCTTGGGAGCTTCTTCTTTATCTTCTAACACACCTTTAGCATGTTTGTAAAGAGTCTCTCTTACATAATCATCTTCTTCCATAGCAGGTATAGCAGCTAATAACATGTGTGTTAGTTGCATAAGGTTTATGTAGTCATCATCATTCATTGTGTTATCATCTGTAGTACAGCTACCTACCTGTAGTTCTCCTGTCCATGCACCGTCCTTGTCTATAAAAGGACTGATACGTATTATGTAATCGTTAGGGCTAAAGTCTAAGAATATTTTATCATCTGACATACTACTTCCTCTTCACTTTCTTCAAGGGGAACGGCACTAAATCTGGGTGCATGTCCTTACCTTTCTCATACAACCAATCTTCAGGTATGATCCTGTCATGGTACATAAACTTGTTTCTATCACACCACTGACCATAGGATGTCTTAGCACCCTTACTCAGCTTACGCCTACTACTTTCAAACACAAACCTAATGTCTAGCTTTGGATGCTGTAGTTTTATAAACGCATGTTTACGTCTGTCATCTGCTGTAAACCTGCCCTTAGTTTCAACTATGATACCATTAGGTAGTACAAAGTCAGGGGTATAGATGCGGTACATGAGGTCTTCCCATTCTATCTTGAGTTCCTCGTACTTAACCTTGATACCTTTCTCAATCAAGAAGTCTTTGTTCTTTATCTCAAGGCCACTTCTATACCCATGCCTAAGTGCATTAGCAAACTGCCTACCATTCATGCCATTCTCCTTTACGTAACATAGCTTACAGTAGGCAGCGTCTTTGCCTTAGATACTTTAGATGGTAACTCTTTTAAAGTTTCGTAACAGGTAAACCTAAAGTCACAGAACTTGCAGTTACTATTTAGTATCTTGTTACCTGATGCTACACCCCTAAAGGTTTCAGGCACAGGCTCAAAGCACCTCTTAAATTCGTTAGCATTAACAGTATCAACTGTCTTCTCTAACTTAGCAATCTCTTCATCCATGTCAAGGCCAGTAGCAGCAACATACTTAATGTTACCGTTAGCCTTATTGACTACCCACCAGCCACCAGCTTTCTTACCTGATGCCTTAGCGTAGCCAGCAAGCTGACCTACATATCCAAAGGGATCACTAGCACGTAGTGTCTCAAAGGATTCAAACTTATTCCTGTATGACCAATCGCTTGCAGACTTAACATCATCTACTGCACCATTCATCACAAGGTCATATGACCCATTGATCTTAGCGTTACTAAGTTCTAAGGTCACAGTCTCTGACTCTTCGTATTCTACACCTGCCTCATCAAGGATACCCTTGAAAGCAGCTTCAACTATATCTCCCATTAACATGTTCATTACAAAGGTTGTCGGTTTGGGCAATGCTTTCTCTGGCATATTCTTTTGAAACCAAAGCTGACAAGTAGGCTTACCTATGTTAGACATACGTAAACGAAACTCGTCACGCTTGTTGCCCCCACCGAACTGACGTTGCATAGCATCTGTTACATCAGTACCAACCTTAGCGATTGTTTCTTTGGACATAGTAGATGTCCCTGATGTAGCATTCTCCAGATACTGATTAATCGCCAGTTCAGCAGGATGGTTCATTAGACAAAATCCTCTGCAGATATATCCACAAACTCTTCTACAGTGTCTGTGTCTACCTCTTCATTCTTGTGCATGTTCTCATTCCATGCACTGAGGATGTAGGTATTGTAGTTCTCAATCCACGCTAGGAAGTTGGCAAAGTTCTCCTGTGCATCAGTGTCCATGTCCAATGTGTTATTGAGATCAAGACTAGCAGTAGGAATGTAGAAGCTGCTACCATTAGGTAGTGGTACTTCTTTGGACTCAAGCTCAATGAAGTGCTGCGGTGGTAGCCTACGCATCTTGTTGTACTTGGAGAACATGTCACCCATGATCTTGAATGCATCACGATTGTCAATCTCCCATATAAATGCGGTAGTGTCCACGTCCACAGGACTACCACCTTCATCTGTAGGATTGACCATCTCTACAGTACCAAACAAAGCACGTACTCGTTTGATAGACTTGATTAGGTCTTTCATTGAGTCAGGCAATGCAGCCCAATCTTTGATGTACCCTGCAGGTTTACCACAGTTGAACCCACCGTTGTTGTCTTTCATGTCACTGTTAAGGTCATTAGCCATGACAGTTTTGACAAACCTGTTAGGTGTATTGTCGTTACCCTTGATGAACTTCTTGTACATGAACCGTTGCAAGAACGGACGAACAGATACCTTATCTGCATAGTAGGTAGGGCCATCAGGTATCTCTAGCTTGTAGCTACCACCAGCCACAACCTCTACGTTCTTCATCTTACCAGCAATCTCTTGCTGACCCATCAGTGGGGTATGTTGGATACGCAGTCGTGCTAGTGTACTAGCCTTGCTGCTTTCCTTGGGTTGGTCTGCACCCATACCCATTGCTACAGCCATAGTTGCGAAGTTGTTAGTGTCGATTGTTGTTACGTTACTCATTGGTAAGTCTCCTTTTTCATTTAAACAGACGGTAGTTATATCATGCTACGTCATTTGTGTCAAGCCAATTCGGGCCTATCTTTGCTTCTAATAACAGTGGAATATTGAAGTCAATACCCCACCGTTTATTGATGATCTCAATCAGCTTACAGTTAGCTGCTGAGATTACTTGTAATACTTTGTCCTTCTCTTGTGGATGCACATCTATTACAATTGAATCATGCACCGTGTTGACTACGCAACTGCGTAGTTTGTTTGCTGTTAGTAACTTGTCTATGTATATCAGAGATATAGGTACTATGTCAGCAGTTGCGAACGATTGTACAGGATAATTTTTTATCTGTGTGAAAAATGTCACACCTCCATACCTACGCCTAGTAACATCTGGGAATGAGAACTCACGTCCAGATGGTGTTGTGATCTTGCTAGTGTTGAGTGCCTCTTTAGCTAAGGACTCATGCCACTTGGCAATACCATGATACTTCTTGGTGAACTGTTGGTAGTATGCAGCTTCTGCTTTTGATCTACCAAAGCCACTGGCTCCATACAAGGGAGCAAATGTGTGTGCCTTAGCGTCCTGTCTGGACATAGGTTGACCTGCATCAGAGATAACCTTGGCAGTGTAGCTGTGTACATCAAAGCCTGTAGTTACCTCGTCAATAGCAGTCGTGTCTTGTGACAAGTATGCTGCAACTCTGAACTCAAGCTGGGCAAAGTCAGCTTCCATAACTGATCCACCTTCCCATCGTGAGATGAATACTTTCTTGACAGGGAATGTACCACCACGAGGCATGTTCTGCATGTTAGGATCAGCACCTGACAACCTGCCTGTACCAGTGCGGTGTTGCAGTAACCTAACGTGTAGCTTACCATCACCCTTAACATGCGTTGCTATGCCCTCTACGAAGCTGCTGAGATATGTTTCTACTGCTGATAGTCTACGCACCTTCTGTAGGAATGACTCAGCCTCACGCATACCTTTGGATCGTGCAATGCCCTCAAGGAATGTGAGGTTCTCTTTGCCAGTACCAAAGCCATTGGCACTAACCCACTTAGCTGTAGGTGGGAAGAACTTGAGGCCAGCAACCTGCTGTTTGTTCTCATACAAGAAGCCATGTGCGCTGCATGTAGTACACTTGCTAGGTCTAGCAAAAGGTGTACCATCTTTCTTGGTACGGTACACTTTGCCAGCACCATTACAGTCATGGCATTGATATGCTTTCTGCTTGTACAACTTAGTACTATGCAGATTGACAGTACCTCTGTACTCGTAGTCAGGCATACGATCATCAAACAGGTCAGCCCATACCTTCTTGTCATCAGGCTTACGACTGTAGATTACCCAAGACAATTGCTCTGGGCTGTTGAGGTTGATAGGTCTGTCACCCATGAGGTCAGCTACCTGTTCCTCAAGGGCAATGGTAAGCGTCCTACGCTCTGACTCAAACTCATCACGCACTTGTGTCAATGCATTCATGTCTACCTGAAAGCCACGCTGATAGATACGTGCCAAGTGTATAGCCAGTTGGTTAGTCAGCTTGAGCGTTCCTTCCAGTGAACTGCATTCCTCGTATGATGTCATCAAAACATTGTACAGTTGTTGGGTAGCATGTAAGTCATGCGACAAATACTCTGACAACTCTGCATGAGGTATGTCTCTGGTAGATATACCCTTGCTGAAGTATTCTTTCAGTGTGTCTTGCTTCTTAGTGTCAAGCTCGTAGCGTTCTGCACATGCCTCAAGGGATAGTGGTTGCTTCTGTCCACGTTGCAATACATACTCGCCTAGCATGGTGTCGAATATTTCACCAGCATAGGTGAAGCCTGACTCCCATAGCCATAGCAAGTCATGCGGTGCATTGTGTGCAACAAGAAGATGGGCAGCGTCTAATGCGTCTTGTACTATACGCCGCCCATCTGTGGTGGGTTGTTGCTCTGAGTGATCGAATGTTACAATGTCTTCACGTCCATGATCATCTAGCATACCCACCATAACTAATGTATTGGTTGGTTCAAACGGATCAAGATGCATCTTGCCGTTGCGTTTGGTTACTGTGTTTTCTACGTCAAGGGTCAGTATCATGTAGTCTCCTATTCTGTATTGCCAAGGTAGGTATCGTATAGGTCTGCCTCAAACTGTTTGTTGTTAGTGTAGGCATCTATTGCCTCAAGCACTTCATCTACTGTGAGATTATTCTTCTGCATAGCCTTAGTAATCTTTGCTTGTATTGTAAAGTCTTTATTATCAGGTACTATCCATTTAGCCATTGTCATCTCCTTCCATCAGTGCTTGCCATGACACAGGGTATATGTCTTCAAGGTACTCTGCTATCCTAGCTGCAACTACTTGTGTTTCATATTGTGTATCAGCCTTCAGCCTAAGATGACACATATCAGTAAATGCGTCAAGACTACCTGACCAATACCATTCTGTCATGGTGCTTTGAGGCAACACCATACGTGCTTGCTCTGGGCATACACCATTTTCTAATAACTCATTGTAACTGCGTAGTGCAGTATGATTGTAAAAACTTATAATGTCTGGATCAGGATACGTAACTCCTTCACTACCCTGCTTGGCATCTACACTGCGTCCTCTCCATTGATCAGCACGATAGAACTCAGGTATATTGTCAACGTACCTACGGCTTATCTCATTCCATCGTAGGAACTTGTGCTTCACTAGTTGTCTAGCTACAAAGATAGGAGCCTTGACATGGAACGACACAAAGCAATGACCAAAGGGTGACATGTGT